ACGGATAAGACAGGATCAGTGGTGCTGATGGGAGGATTAGGTAATCTAATGTTCCAAATGGCGGCATTACTATCAGACGCCAAAGATAATTTAAATTTCGATCCAGTATTAGGTTATTGGTTAACCCATCAATCTGAATATTCAGGTAGATCAAAAGTAATGGATTGTAACACGAGAAATCATCATTTTGATCCGTGGGGTGGTCATACACTTAAAGATAGGGGGATAACATTAGGAGACATTTTTCCAAGGTTACCTTGGTTTTATGGAAGACCACCAGCATTTCAGTGGGATATCAATCAACGGCTTACTTGGGATTTTGATACAGGACAAGGAGGGGAATATATTCCAATAGGTGATATTGCATCTCCGCCATTTATCATACAAGGATATTTTTTTAATCATTTATATTGGCATCACAATAGATCATACCTTTTAGATATGTTTACACCAAATAATGAATTATTGAATTATCTACAACTTAATTATTCTAATCTTTATAAGGATCAAACTATATCTTTACACCTTAGATTAGGTAATGATAATGATTTCATTCAACCCGTTGTACCTCCGATCGAATGGTATAAAAGTGTGTTAAATAAAGTCAGATACGGTCATCACATTTTAGTTTTTACAGATAACCAAGATAAAGGAAAAGAACTTTTAGATACACTGGATATTCCAAGGTCTGATGTTACTTTTGTTAATGAAGATCCACATACTTCGATGTTTATGATGGCAAAATGTAATAAACATATGTTAGCAAATTCTACATTATCTTTTTGGGGTGCGTACCTTGATAATAAGCAAGAAAATAACGATACTTACTTACACGAATCATTTTTTGAGTATCACCCAAAAGAAATGATTCCATATCAAAATTGGCAAATAAATTAATAAAATAAAAACATGGAGGTAAACTATGAAGTGTATTAAATCAATCAGAGCGTCTAAAGACGTACAAGTAGGGGACATCAAAAGAGTTGATGACAAAACAGCAATGGGTATGGTCGGATTAAGCTGGCAGTATGTATCCAAAACAGAATGGAAATTATCAAGAGGTAAGAAAGTTGTTAAGGAAACAACAGAACAAGATACAGTTCAAGATACTGTACAAGTTGAAAAAACACCATATAAGAAAGGTTCTAAACCAGAAAAAAAGTCTAAGTAATGAAAAAGTTATTAAGAAAATTAGACTGGATTTGGGATTATTATTTTGTATATTTCTTATACAATGGTAATAAGACACAAGATTACATTGACTACATGGAAAAAAAATGGGGAAAAAATGAGTAAAGAAATGGTAAATGGACCTGCTCACTATGGTGGAGTAGATAATCCATACGAAGTTATAAAAGTATGTGAAGCTTGGGGGTTAGACTACGACGCTTATCTTTTCAATGTAGTAAAATATGTTGCAAGAGCTGGTAAGAAAGATGATACAAAAGAGTTAGAAGACCTAAAAAAAGCGGCATTTTATTTAGATCGTAAAATTAAAAATTTAGAGAAATGATTTATTGGTTAACAGGCCAACCTGGTGCGGGTAAGACCACATTGGCAAATTGGATGGTAGCAGCATTACAAGGAAGCGCGGTATTAGTTGATGGTGATGACATTAGAGAAATCTTCGAAAACAAAGATTACAGTGAGATTGGTCGGAGAAAGAACATTGAGTTAGCTCAGAACATCGCTCATTTCCTTCACAATAAAGGTAACAATGTTTTAGTTTCTTTAGTGTCACCTTATCGAGATCAGAGAGAAGCCTTTAAAGAAAAATTAGGAGATGGGATAATTGAACTTTATATTCATACCACAGATGTTAGAGGTAGAGAAAATTATCACGTTTCAAACTATGAACCACCATTGGAAAATTTCATAGACGTTGACACAACAAATAAACCTGAATTTGAAAGTCTTCAGGAAATCAGAGAAAAATTAATATTCTAATGGAAAAAATTCACGTAGAAGGAGACCCGAAACTAAAGAATAGTTCAGGGAAACAATATTCAATGTTTATCGGAAGATGGCAACCGTGGCATTCTGGTCATAGATGGTTAATCGACCAAAGGTTAAAGGAAGGTAAAAATGTTCTAATTTGTATTAGAGATGTAAAACCTGATGAAAAAAATCCCTTTACAACTGAACAAGTCCATTCAAATATAGTTTTTGAATTGTTGGATTTAATTAGTGAAAAAAGAGTTGAAATTATCAAAATCCCTGACATCGAATCAGTAAACTTTGGCAGAGGAGTTGGTTATGATATCATTGAACATATACCACCAACGGAAGTAAGTGAAATATCGGCAACTAAGATTAGAGAACAAATGAAACAAGAAGGTAAATTATGATAGATGTTAAAGTAAGATGGAATACACAGTGTGAAGACAATCACAATTATTGGAGAATAATAGTTGATGGTATGGAACATCTTTGTTCAAATGTTATCTTCGAAGTTCCTGTTCACACAACTCGTGATAAAGTTTGGGATACTATAAGAGCAGGTCAAGTTGATAAACATCATGTGAGTTGTTTTGCGAATGAAGTAATTTGGAAAGGAGACGTAGTAATAGTAAAATAATTAAAATGGAAAAATATATTAATAAAATAATCAACGGAGATTGTATCAAAGTTATGTCTGAAATGCCAGAAAAGTCAGTTGACTTAATTGTTACTTCTCCTCCATATGGAGTTGGGATAGACTACGATACGTTTGAAGATGATATTGATTTTGATCAGTACAAAGTGTTTTCAAATAATTGGCTAAGAGAAGCCTATCGAATTCTTAAAGACGATGGACGTATTGCTCTTAACATTCCTTATGAGATTAACAGACAGTCTAAGGGTGGTAGAATATTCATGGTCTCTGAGATTTGGAATATAATGAAGAGTATTGGATTTAACTTTTATGGTGTGGTAGATCTTGAAGAACAATCACCACATAGAAGTAAGACTACTGCTTGGGGTTCATGGATGTCACCATCAGCACCATATATCTATAACCCTAAAGAATGTGTTCTTCTTGCATATAAGAAACACCATATTAAAATTGTAAAGGGAGAGCCTGAGTGGGTACCAACTATGGTTGAGACGGAAGAAGGAAAAGAAAAGAAAGCATATACTGAGGAACAAAAGAGAGAATTTATTGATTTGGTATACGGTCAGTGGGGTTATTTTGCTGATACTAAGTCTATGACTAAAGCTACGTTCTCAATGGATATTCCAACTAAAGCAATTAAAATTCTATCATACAGAAATGATATTGTTCTTGATCCATTCGCCGGATCTGCAACAACTTGTGTTGCTGCTGAAATATTAGACAGACGATGGATTGGGATTGAACTGTCAGATAATTACACGGAAATAGGAAGAAAAAGAGTTCAGGGATTTGTGGATAAGAAGAAACAAACTAAATTAAATTTTGAAGAAGGGTCGTAAGACCCTTTTTTTCTGCTCCATGGATATTTATAAATAAAAAATCACATGCCGAGTATAGTACTTACACAAGAACAACTTGATATGATTAACTCTGATTTGAAAAAAGAGAAAGTCATCCAAGAGATACATGAGAAGTGGCAAACCATTAATAAAACTCAAAAACTATTTGTTTTAGAGTATCTTAAGGTTCTTCACCCAAATAAAGAAAAACAATTAAATGAAGTTATTAAGAAAGTTAAAAGTAACCAACTTAATGAAGCTTGGTATAACACTGTTTTAGATATAGTTGGTTGGTTAGACCCAACAGGTATTGCAGATGCTTTAAATGGGGTTATTTATTTAACACAAGGTGAATATCTTTTTGGTTTCTTATCTTTTGTTGGGGCTATCCCATATGCTGGTGATGTTGTTGCTAAACCTATTATGTACGCTTTAAAGGCGGGTAAACCTTCAGCAAAGGCATTGAACGGTGTAATGAAATTATCTAAGGCCGGAAAAACTACTGAAGCAGCTGCTGAGTTAACTAAATTAGCGTCTTCAGGAGGATTAGTTGGATGGTTCACAAAACAAATGGGTAAGTTAGCACCAAAATTAGAAGAATTGATTAAGGCTATGCCAGGCGGAGTTCTTAAAGGTTTCAAAAATACTTTATTAGAGTGGATACAATTATTTAAGAATGCAGGTAGGACTGGTACAATTGGAAAACAAATGGTTGGTAATTTAGCTAAAAGACTTCCAAGAATGACTCAAGCAGATCAAGTTAAGAATCTTAAAATGATGAAAGATGCTTTAGCAAAAGCGAAAGGACCTTTCAGTTCTTATAGAACAGCTGGCGGAGTTTTTACTTGGAAAAACTTTTGGGGTGGAGCACCACAATTAATGGGAAGAAACAGATCGGTAAGAGCTCTAATGAGAAAAACAAAGTGGTACTTAGGTTTACTTGATTTCTTGGGAATAGCAAACTTTGTTGGTCCTGATGAACTTCAATCTAAATTAGGAGATGCTAAATTTGAAGAAAGTATTGCTGCTTATAATAAGACTCCAGAGTCACAACAATATGCTAAAGAAGATTTCGGTATAGATCCACTTCCTGCTGATGCCGCAGCTGAAGCTGGAATGTCACAACCATCTTCACAACCATCTTCACAATCAACAACATTGGATCCATTATCGTGGTTGTTGAGTTCAACATTAAAACCTGCATTATAAAATGAAAGAAGATATAATTTTAAAATTAGTACAAATACAGAATCAATTTAGATTCTTACATTGGCAAACCTTTGGGGATGCTAAACATAGAGCGTATGGTGACTTATATGATACAATCGGTGATCATATAGATACTTTCACAGAAGCTATGATGGGAAAATATGGTAGACCTGATTTTGAATCTGAATTTGTTATTGCTTTTCAGGACATTCAATCAATTAACATACAAAATTTCATTGATGGAATTGTTGAGTTTTTGGTGGGTATGACAGAAATTTTAGATTCAAAATACGATACTGATCTATTAAACATCAGAGATGAAATTTTAGCATCAATCAACAAATTAAAATATTTACTAACATTAAAGAGTTAAACATGACGAAAAAAATTATAAAACTTACTGAGTCTGATTTACAAAAAATTGTAAAGAGAGTTATTCAAGAACAATCAATGGGTACAATTTCAATTGTTAATCCGGGTCAAAATGCGGAGGCAGAAATCGTTGATAGAGGAGGTAAAAAGATTTTAAAGGTTAGAACTGAATCTGGTAGAGAACAATCTGTATTTGTAAAAACAATGTTACCAATTGGGAAGTTTATGTTCCAAATGGGAAATGACGGAAAAAAAATGTTCGGTTTCGACCCGAAAACTAAAAAGAAAATTGAAATTTTTATTACCAAGTAATGAGTAAATTAATTACTGAATCAGGTATAAGAGACATTTCAGCTTTAAGGAAAAGATATCCTAAGGCTGAAATTTATTTTCACCAAGACTTAGACGGTGTTACTACTGCAATTGCGATGAAGAAATACCTTGAAGATAATGGTATTAAAGTAGTTGGTTCTCACATTATACAATACGGTGATAAAGAATTTGCAGTTAAAAAGAACGATGCTCAGGGTGACGTGATGCCAGTTTTGGTTGATTTTGCACATGGTAAACCAATGTTCAAGATTCATACGGATCACCATGATAAACAAGTTGGGGCTGAAAAAGGTGCATCAACTTCGTTTAGACAAGCCAGATCAAATGTTGAAACTCTGTCTCAGATAGTTTCCCCAAAAGATTTGTTTCCTTCTTCAGATATATTATTAATTAATACTGTTGACTCAGCAGACTTCGCAAGACAGGATATCACTCCTGAAGATGTTGTTAATTATCTTTTTAGATTTGATAAAGATAAGTCATTACAAAAAAATAAAATGTTATTAGGATTTGTTGTTAACAAACTATTATTAGCATTTAAAAATAAGCCAGGGTTTTTAGAAAAGTTAGTTATGGATAGTGAACCATCTTTAATGTCTATTCTTATGAATATTAAAGATTGGATGAAAAATACTAATTCTGCCACACCCGAACAACTTCAACAGAATGCGCAGGGTTACAAAGAACAAATGAAAACCTATTCTGGGGTTGATTACAAGGATGGAATCATTTTCCAATATGGTGGAGGTAATATGATGAAGCCAGGGTCTTATGACCGTTATACCCCCTTTAGAACACATCCTGATGCTGACTTCATGATTATGGCTTGGCCTTTAGGATTATTACAAGTTTCTTGTAATCCATTTAAAAAAGAAAGAGGATTAAAAGGTGTTAATTTAGGAGAAATTGCTCAAGAAGTTCTTGGTAAATGGGAAGGGAAACTCAAAGAAAAAAATATACCACTATCAACTATCAAATGGATTAGCGAAACAAGTGTTGGACCTGAGAGTGTTGGATTTACATTTAAAGACTTTGATGCTTTATATGGTGAAAGGTTTATGTTTATGGACGGAGGAGAAGAAACTTTAGATAAGATTAAAGAGATGATGGAAAGACCGTTTACAGACTTATCAGAAGAGGAAAGATCTAAGTTAGATAAGATAGGTGTTAATGCCTGGGATTTAATTCAATCAATGTCGGGAGGTCACAAGTGTATTACAAATATATCAGGATTAAACTATTTTGGTAGAAGTAAGAGACCTTCAACTGGACCATATAGATATGACCCTGAAAGAGAAGATGCACCTTATCTTAAGTTTTTAAAAATGTTAGCTCAAGAGTTTAGAAGTAAACTACAGGAAAAAATTTCACAATCAAAGGAAGAAACAAAAATTACGGAACAACAATCTAAGGGAAAACCAATAACAACCACTGCAACAACACTAACTTCATCTCAGACACAACAACAATCATCTCTACAACCTACAACGAATACACAATCAGGAACTCTACAATCTACAACGAATATATCATTAAGAAGAAATAATGACAAAAATTTAACTTCATCCGGTGGTGGTTATTTTATGTTTTTTGCATTTCCTAAGTACAGACCAACTTTAGAAGACTCAGCCTTAACCCGTATGTTACAGACATTAGGAAAAGGTCTTGAATGGGTTGAAGATAAATTAGGTCTTAATGAACAAAAGGGTAAACAAATAAAGATATATGCAACAGGACACGGAGGATGTATCATTATTAATAAAGATGGTAATGTTAATCTTTTCGAATTCGGTCCTTATGATGACAAAGGTATCGGGAAAGTTTTACAAACTTCAATGGGTAGAATCGCCAAGTTTGATACAAAAAAGTCTTTGATAAATCCCGATGAAGTTGCCAAACTATGTAAAACTAAAACTTATCGAGATGGGCCAAAACTTGATATGTTGGTGAGTCTTCTTTCATTACCTAATGAAAAAATGGCTATGGATGAAGCAGTTAAATCAAGAAAGTACGATTTTCTTGATATAGTTGGTGGGGGTGATTCAAACTGTGCAACTTATGCAGTTGATGTTGCAAATGCTGGAGGAATCAATGATATTAAAGTTGGTAAAACCTTCGAGTTAGGATTTGGATATGGAATACCGGAAAAACCATCAACAGTGTTACGAAAATTCAATTTAAGTAAATTTTTCATCAAGAGTTTTCAAGCCTAATCTAAAATATATTCTACAGAATCACCTGCTTCA